ATTACATGCCATTTTTTATATTGTTTTAAGGTGTACAAGTTGTACAATCTGCGTGAGTTGAAACAACTGTTATTGAAGAAATATCTAAACCAACTACTTGCTGGCTAATAACAGTAATACATCTATCTTGACCGGTTAACCAGTCATCAGAACCACCTGGTAAGAAGTCCGGACCTGTATTTGTTAATTTGTAAACATTACCGGGAATGACTGCGCCAGTAACACCAAACTCTACATCATAGAAGTAACCTGAAGTACAATCTTGTACTCTAAATTGTGTTGATGAAACTTCACAACCAGCTACAACACCCCCTACATTAGAATATGTAAATGATGCTACACCTAAACCATAACCAATCACATGAAAATACTGAACTAAACCAGTTGAATTATCAATTGCTGCAACTTCATATGTAGTATTTACTACAGGATATGGTGCACCTCCAGTATACTCAATAAGTTCTGTTAAGCCAGTATCACATTTAATTACTTTGATAAGCAATGTACCTGTTGGTGATGCGGGATATGACCCAGTAGAATCTTGTGCCGCTAAAGATATTTGATTTATAAACTGTTCATCATTACCTGCTGCTATGTCAGTTATAGTATTTGTTTTAAGTAGGTTGTCTACGTACATGACGTATCCATAATCATATAAAGGAACTAAGATGTTACCACCTGTTGTTAATGCACCTTGATATGGATTTGTGGCAGATGGTACTAAACCTTGCAGTAAATATCCTGTAATATCTACAGCTGTTTGAATACCATATTCATTTGGAGGAATCATTTCTCCAACATATGCAGCGGTTGATTGCAATATACTAGCCGCATCAGCAGTAGCAGAAAACTGTACAGTTAATGGATAATATACAGCACTAAAACCATCAGGATATTGTGGATTAACAATTCCTAAACCAGTAGCCCAAGTAGATGTATTTGTTCCATTTACAGCATCATATAATGCATCAAAGTCTTCTTGGTATTCTGTTCTTGGCTGTGCTGTTAAACCAGAACCAAATCCTGAAGCCAAAGAAGCATCGTGATATTCTGCATTAGAGTCATTGCTAAAACTTAGAATAAACACACTATTTTTATAGATAGGTGCGCCACCAGTCCAAGATGTTGGCAACACTTGTAAAGCTGTCCATGCTGGGTCAGCACTTAAATTAGCACTTACACCATCATCAACAATTGCTTTCTGATACCCTAACCAACGTTTACTTGTAGTAGGTATAAAATACAAAGTTCCCGTAAAACCCCAGTCAATAAACCATTGGGTTGTCACTATAAGTAAACCTGCTTTTATATCTGCACCTTCCGCTGGTGTGTAAGAGTTAGTATCTATAAATGCAAATACAGCCTGATTTTGATAATTAAGTTTCACTTTATCAGGTATAATTTGTATTTGTATTGTAGCAGTTAAACTTTCACAATCTCCAATTACTTGAGGAATTATTTCTGCTGTAAATGTATCCGCATAACTATTTGATGAAGATATATGTGTATATGTAAACTGATTACTACCCGTAGAGGCTTGTGTAAGTGTACCATTTGTAGTTGGCTGACTTACATTTATTGTAGGTATTCCATTGCCTAAAACATAAGGCAATGAAAAACTTACAGAATTACCCTCTTGGCAGAATAGTCTAATAGAATCAGTGAGTAAAAACGCAGGACATGAACAACATTCTACAATTGTTGTAACACCTGAAGCTTGGGTCCATCCAGCATAAATGTAAATAGTTACACCTGCTCTTACATATTGTTTTATGAAAAACCAGTAGGAATCTACACCTCCAGTAAATACATTATAGTTAGTGCCTTCACATTCTAAAAATTGCTGTGCTACTTGAACACCTGCAGGACATGCACTTGATATTGAATCATACTGACAATCACTTGGGCTTTGTATAAACTGCCATTGATCAGTTATAAAGTCATATCTAATAATTACATATTGACTTGTTGTAGAAGCACAGTTAGTAATGAGTCTTATGTAAAGAACTCCTGAAGTTACCCCTGTAGAATACACTAGCCCTGCACCAGGGGTAACTGAATTTGGTAGTAAATAGCTAATGCCATCAATACTATAATCAATAGTTACACTTAAACCTGGAGAAGTACCATATGCTAAATCATATGTTACATCACCTGTAAGTTCATTAATAGAGTAGTTGCTAAAAATAGGTGCATAACAAGTGGGTACTGCGGGTGTTCCTACAACAATACTTTTACTATCCGGATTGTAATAATACTCAGTTTCTATTGCCCCGCTAAATGTGTATCCTAAATAAATATCATTAGAACCTGCAGTTCCTGTAAGGGTTACAATTTCATTGTTACAAATAATACCACTTGTTTGAAATGCTACAGGTGTACATACTTTAGGAACGCCATTACTTGTTATTGTTACAACAATGTTATAATTAGTACCTGAAGCTAAAGATGAAAAAGTTTCTGTAATTGTAAACCCAGGAGAGTTTAAAGTTGTTGTGCCTGCTATTGCTGATGTTGATGCGTCAACTATATCAATTTTATAAGACACGCCTGTACCTAAAACATTTGTAAATGTTACTGTAACTTCTGATTCTGTTATGGCTGAAGCTGCAATATTTGTTGGGCATAATGTTTCTAAAGGAATAATTATGCTTTGCTTTTCTTGGCATTGATTAGTGCCATCTGTACCACAAAAATCAACTTGTACAGTAATTGAGTTGTTTACATTCAAAGTTGATAAATTGATATTTGCACCAGTTGGCTCATTTTGCAATGAAGCAATATTTACACCTTGATTTATCTCATTACCTAGAGAGTCTATAATTTTAACATTTGTAGATCCTCCGCAGTCAGAATATGATGCTGGCCATGATGTTGATGTAAAGTTCAAATTTAGTGTAACAGGAACACCAGAACCATCTGAAATAATGTTATATGTAAATCCATTTGTTAAGCCAGAACATCCTGTATCAATAAAATTATCCTGTATATCTTTAAGTGCAGAATATAAATCATTTAAAACAATCCACTGATCTTTATGCGATTGAGATAAGTTAGCAGGTGCATTTACCCATGCTGATAAAGAACCAAAAGTTCCAGGACCTGATAATCTTTCTGTTGTTCCAAATATTCCTTGTAAAGCTATTGAGTTATAAATGTCTTGTGGCGTACCTACACTTGTTTTAAATGTGCAATAATCTTTTTCTATTGCTAAAAGAAGTGTAGAAACCAAAACTGTATCACCTGGAAATAAACAACTAGATACAACTTCAGTAATTACATCCTTTTGGGGTTTACATGGTAAGACACAATTTTCAAGTATACCTATTCTTGTTTCAAAGTTTTCTATAGCTCCATTAATTAAAACTATGCTATTTTGTATACCACAAATTTCATTGGCTAAGTAAACTACAAATTCATTGATAGGAAGCTCAGTAACGGGATTGCCAAATTCATCATTGTAATATAAACATTCAGGTAATAAAAGATTACCATCAGCAGCTACCCTTCTTTCTGAAACATTAAGATTATTTGTAGTTCCTGTAGATGACTCACATGCTTGTGTTATAATTGCATTTAAAACATCAACCAATGGTGTAGATGCATCTATACCTGGTATACAATTAGGATTTAAACCTGTTAAATCAGGGTTACATTCACATGTTGCATCTATTAAGGCACAAAGTTCTGTAGCTAACTTACCAACTACATCACTTACTGTATCTCCATTACATAGATTTATACACTCTATATCTGGACCTTGCCATATCACACAATTAGATGATATTGGTGTACAAGGTAGATTTTTTCCGTTATTTGTAGGTAACATATATATTTTATTTATTCTATGGTGTTATTAAATCAGGTAAAGACCAATCTGATGAAGATAAAAATACAATAATTTCTTCATATGTATATTCTATATACTTCTGTAATTCAGGATAATTGTTTGTATCACCAGTTGGTAACTTAATTACCGCCCATAAACCATCATATCTTTTTCTAATTAATGATCCCTCTACTGCATAATTGATAATAGCATCAATGTCAGGATCAGCAACTTCTACAGCAAAATATCTATTTTGTACGGCCATAATTATTCAGGACATATGTTTAGTAAATCAATTTGTTCCATAGCTGTGTTAGACACAAAATTCACAGATTGTGATGATTCAGGAACATTAAAGTCAACACCGTTCCATACAGAGTTGTACATTTGTAAATCCATTTTCACATTAGCACTTTGCACTGGTGTAGTCAATCTCACACCGCTATTATACTCATTTGTAATATCTGTAGGTGAAAGTGCTATATTCCAACCCCTTAAAGAATGTGCTACAAACTGAGAATAAATGGCTCTTAATTCAGGATTAGGTGGTATTATACTAGCAACTCTATATCTAGTATTTAAACCTTGAACAGAAGCAGTTAAAGTATTTCTATATACTATATTACTTATTAATGTGCCATTTACATATGTCAATGTATTATTTGCATCAACACCGTCTGTTGTAATAGTAACATTATACCACTGACCTGTAACAAAAGGAAAAGGAGCTAAAGTAATAATAGAATTGGTTTGCCCTCCATCTGATAGCTGATACCAAATGCTTGAATTATTTAAAACACCAAATATAATACCCGTGCCTGAAGTAAAATCATACTTAGAAAGAAACACTACTTCTTTTATAACAGAAGCAGGCTGTGTCCATTGAATCCAAAATGATAAAGAATGGCTATTATTATAATCTATGAAATTATAAATTGCAGGATTTAAAGTTGTGTCAAATGAAATGTCTTCATCTACACCATCAAACTCTAAACTTCTACATTGTTCAACAGGAATTACAGGAGTATTGTCAGGTGGCGTTGGTGTTGGCTCAACAGGTGGGTTATCACAATCAACTATTGTAATATCTAAGCCTTCTGTAGGCTCAAGAGCATCATCATATTCTTTCTGGTCTTGGTAATCACAAAGATATTTCTTCCACTTTATTTCTTCAATGTCAGCATCACAACAAGGAGTTAATCCAAATCTTTTAGATTGAAAATCTTTATAGACTAAATTTGCAAATCTTTGTTCTGTTTGAATTTTCTTTTCTAAGCTAAACATTATCTCACTTGTTTATTTGCTCTATTTATAAGTTGTGTGAGAGAATCATACCTCTTCACTACTTTTTTTTTTGATTGTTAGACTTTGTAAGACATGATTTATGTACTGTCTGACCTTGATTATTTCTTGTTTTTTGACAACCGCAGGTTATTGGTCTACCACAATGACTGCAGTTTATATACTTTGACATAGTTGTTGGTTTTTATATGCAAGTACCATATGTGCAAGATATCTTATGCAATCTTTTATATGCATAGTTATAGATATCCATGCCCTTACCAGGGCTGCCACAATATTCAACATTTGATATTGCAGCATCAATCAATAGCTTAATATATTCAAGCTCATTAAACAAGTCTTTTCTCTCGCTATGTGGCTCACAGTCATTAACATTTAAGTCACATAAAACTTGATAGTAAAGATTTGTAATGTTAGTTACACGCAAATGATTATACTCTACGTATACCTTATCATTTGGAGCAACACTATACCTTAATACATATACACCATCTGGAATAGATCCTAATGTATTACCACAATCATCCAACTGTAGATTTAGATTGCATGCTGTTATATTAATGGAAAATCCCTTTTGTAAATTAAACAAAATGGGAGAGTTAAACCCCGGAGGAGTAATTAACAATTCAGGACAGTCTACAGGAAGGTTGTCAGTATATACACTATTATCTGTAATGGTCATAAGACCACAGTTAGTATTTAATGGTACTTCAAGACTTAAAATATGTTTTTCTGCCATAACTAAATAGAAAAAGAAAAGGTAAGAAAATTCCTACCTTTTCTAATTAGTTTTATAATTGATCTACATCAGGAACAAATGCAACAGGATTACCAAATGGTGTGCCGCATACAGTTTCTAATTGAGCAAACAAATCATCCATTGCATCCAAAACCACTGTGTTTTCAGCACCGGTTCCATCTAAACAAGGAACAAAAAACTGATAAACATATTGGTCATTGTCGAATGTACCCGTTGGATTATTTAGCCTTGGAATGCTATGTTGAATGTAATATACTTTATAAAGTGCATTTCTTTGAACTGCAGCTTTAATAGCATCAAAACCTTCAATTTCTCTAATTCTAACTGAATCAGAAGCTCCCTGGTGGTAAGGACTCTGTAGATATCTTTCGTGTAACAAAATATGTCTTAACACAGTCTCACCATGAGTTTGTGCCATAACACCTTCAGTTCTTGTTGTAGAACCACACTCATTACAAGGATCACCCGTCTCATCTAAGATAGATGCATATAATTGAACAGGCTCCATTTCATAATGATCTCTAGTATCAAAAGAACAATCACCAAATTGTGTATCTACATAAGAACCTTCTAAGGTCAAAGCAGCAGTTACTTGGTCAGTTACAGGATCTGTAGAAGGTGTATATGTTCCATCAAGAACTTGTTCAATAGAGTATACAGTAGGAGTACCACCTACAGTAACAGTTATACCAGCAGCAGCTAAAGTTGCAATATCAAATGTAACATCCTCAGCAGGAGAAGCACCACCTAAAGCAGTTCCTAACACTGTAAGAGTTTCACCAACAACATATCCAGTAGCAGCACCAGCAGCAAAATCAAAAGCAACGCTTTCAATAGTTCCAGCTGCATTGATAACAACAGTTACAGTTGCTCCTGTACCAGCACCCGAAGAAGAAGTGGCAACAGCACTAAATGTTGTACTAGGAGTATATGCAGTAGCAGTTCCAGAAATATTTTCTAAAGTTCCTGGCACACCTGCACCTTGCCCTTCTCTAACAAATGGTGTAATAATAGGATCTTCTAAAAGCATTGCGGCAGCTTTAGCAAGTGCTACAGCAGGATCAAGAAACTCTTGTCCATCTACACAACAAATACCAGGTAGGTTGTTGTTGAGTGCAGCAGATCCAGAGCTATCACCAATTGCATATGCATTGTGGTTTAAGAAACGTAGTGCTGGAGAACCTTTAACATCTACACGTAAGTAGAAAAGATCACCACAAGGAGCGCATGTTTCATCAACATTAATAGTAACAGTTGATGCTTGTGCATCTTGACATACAGAAGACCATAGTCTAGTTACATATCTTGGATTAATACCTTTAGTTTTTACAGATTCTTGATATCCACCATGAGTACCAATTTTGTCATTAGGCATATAGCTTCCCTGTGCAATATAAAAGAGATTATTTGCAGGAGTAGTTGACAATGCAGCAGGGTTTTGTCCTACCCATGAGCCATCTACAACGCCTAATTGACCTTCTGTTAAATCTGAAGTTGTTTGACCTGTTAAATTTACAACAGAATCAACCAAAAAGCTTTTACAAAAAGCGTGATTAAAATAAGCCATTTTAAAAAAATTTTAGAAATAAATAATAAATAATATAATTCTTTTTTCCATTAACTCAAAAATATAAGTTTATATTTTGCTGAATTAATAGAATCTTTAACCAAATCTAATTGATTAACAATTTCTGAATGCGGCATTATACTTTGTAGTTCAGTGACAGCTTCAGATATATGTCTCATATATTGAACTGCCTCTTCTACATTTTTTAAGTATGTTGGCATTTTTACATTGCAATCTAATAAAACTTCGCATGCTCCTTGATAACCTTCAGCAATGTCATCTGCTAATTTAGGTAGAGACTCATATAAGTCACCAAGAGCTTTATGTTGAGCATATGAACCAGGACCATTAACATGTAAATGCAATTTGTGGAAGCTTGTTGCAGCATTCATCAATTCTTGCACTAACAGTGATGTCATTTCATCTACTCTACCTCTTCTTTTAAGAGGTTGTTTACCTTGTTTTTTTAATGTTCTTTCCATTAATTATTTCTTTCAGCTGCTTGTTGCTCTCTTTGCATTTGTATCATATTCTCTATATCTCCTGCAATTAAAGCCGCTGTCTCATCAATTATAAGTTCAACAATATCATCTTTAAACTCACAATTAACTTCATTAGCAGAAATTGTAGCAGTATAAGGATTAAGAACTCCAGCAAATTCTACAAGCCTAGGTTTTCTATAATATGTAAGAACTGGTTCTACTACCGTGAAATCTCTTCTGTATATTCTTATGGCATTTCCTATAAGAGTACAAAAGGTTTCACCCCATTCAAAATCAGGTCTTTTCAATTCATCTCTATAAATCAACTCTACATTAGCTTCTTCAGCAAGATAAACAGTCATAGATCTTGGATCGGCACAGCAATCATTAGTGGCTTTTATGCTTACCCTTTTGTACTCAAGATATGTATCAACAGGAAAATTGTCTGTTTCAAAATATCTGTCTGTCTCTGTACCTGTAAGTTCAAGCTCCTCTAATAAAATTTGCAAGTCATCAACTCTTCTTTTAGACATTTCATCACCCTCTTTATAGATGTTGTTGCCGTGTAGTTGTCTTCTTACCCATTCTATTTGAGACTTATTAAAAGCTTCTAATATTTGCCAGTTTTCTATGTTGTCAAAATCATTACTTGACAATTTATTTAAACGCTGTTTAAGCTTTATACGTAAAGTTTCATTTAGCATTTTATACTATTTATGCATTCCAATAATGTTCAACTTTGCTTTTTATATGAGCTAAAGTATCTTCATTTTCTGGATTTTTTAGAAATGCCACAACCTCTGAAGGACTTTTACCTAACCTAACAGATGTGTCAAGTGTTTCAATCCATCCAGATTGTTTTCTTGTAATAAACCTGTAATACAAAGCATCTTTAACTAATGCAGATATTTTAAGATCTTTCATTGTCATTTTTGCTGTTTTTAAGAACAACTCAGCTGCTTTCTTTTTGTTTCTTTCAGTACCTTCACCATTAATATACATATCCATGTTTTCATAGATAATATCATTAGGTGTACTTTTTGTGTATTGTGTGCTTTCAACATCAACACATTTTGCTACATACATAAGTTTTGTAGCATTTTTGTCATACATGTTTTGTAGCTGTACCAAAGCACGGTTTCTAATCTTAGAATACTCCGTTCTTGTACTAATTGTTTCCTCTAACTGATCTAAATAAAATTTAAATTTATTGTTAGAAGATTTAGCTTGCTTTAAAGATTTAGCTACAATTGAAAAACCACCTGCATTAATTGCATGTAACTTAATCAAATCATAAGGATCTTTTACAGGGTCAAGATATACAGGATCATTTCCACATCTGATTTCTATGCGTGACCAGAATTTATCATTGTTAGGACTTAAGAGTGTAACCTTATTCCAGAAATCTTTATCATTAGGATCAACAACATTAGCTGCTAATTCTTTTTCAAGCTGTGAAACAACACTTCTAATTTCTTTAATTTTGATCTCTTTTTCTCCCGGAGGCAAAAGTTTTACATCAGGAGCAAATTCATTTAAACCTGTGACAAATCTTTTAACACCGTTAAGTTCTAAACATGCAAGTGTCTCTTGATGCCAAACACCATCATGCAATGCCATGCCGTAGTTTTGTAAACCCATGTTATCCTTACTAGGATTAAAGTATGGTCTAATTGCTATTGATGTATTTTTACCCTGTTGGTACTTTTCTACAATTGTGTAATCGCTCATTTCTAGTTGGTTTTTTGTTTATTAAATTACTACTGCAAGAATGCCTTCACCAGGTACACTATTGGTATTTACAAATAAATCACCTGCTACAAGACCGCCTGCTAAAGCAGCTGCATTGTCAGCAAATTGTTGTAGTTCTTTACCTGCACCCTTGGAAGCAACAAGTTTAGCTACAGATGAGTTGGTAAGTTGTGTTACTTTTGTAAATGGAGCTTCTTTATAAATAGCCATGATATTTTACTTTTAAAATGAAAAAATAGGGGGAGGAATAGCAGCTTGTAACCGGTATATACCTCACCCCTAAGATAGATAATTAGAATGAGCCTCCTGTAATTGGGTTTCTCATTACAATTTTAAGAACCTTGGTAGGATCTTTAACCCAAATTGCCGGCATTGTTTGCGTCATAAATACACGGTATCCGTTAAAGTTACCTGTAGATGCAAAGCCTTGAGTTCTACCCATATAATCCATAGTTCCGTTTTGATAGAACCATTTCAATTGATTATCCCAGTTAAGTTTTAGCAAGTAAATATTATCATTACCTTGATCAGTAACATCAAAAATTACAAAGCTAAATGAGCTTAATGGACGACCATCAATTAGCGGATTTTCAATATCATTAGTATGTAAGTTGTCAAATGCTGGATTCAATACAAACTTAACGTTAGCTAAGAATGGAATTGTGAAGCTAGTATAAGCAAATCCAAAATCAAGATCAAGACCTTGACCTGTAACTGCTCCAAGCTCAGTAGCATTTTGTACTAGACCTGAACCATATACTTCATCAGCAATTGCTTTGTTAATAAGTTGCATACCACCAATACCTGTTTGTACAACAAGCTTTCTTTGTGGGTCTGGACCTTTAAACTCAACTTTTCCTTGATAGAAGTTGTAAAGCTCAGACTTGAACATGTCAAGAGTAAAGTTAGACTTGTTATATACTCTTTTAAAAGAGTTGTCTAACTGTGACCAAAGACCTACAGATAGTCTGATGTCATCTGGTCCATCTTGCTTAATTCTACCACCTTTACCCCACATTAGGTAAGTTTCAATGTCATTAGCAATTTTAGAAAGGTGCGCAGCCTCAAGATTTGTTAGGAATGTTCTTGATAAAGAACCTTCTTCAAATGCTTGTCTAGCACCAGCTTTACCCATGCTCTGAACTAAATCTTCAATAGAAGAAACAGAAGGGTTGTTAGGATCTTGATTGAAGTTTCTCCAAATCTCTGTTACAGGTACAGTACCATCAGCATTCAAACCACCTTTGATCATAAGATCTGCACGGCTAGAAATAGAATAATGTACGTGTGCTTCAGCACCACCAACAAAGTTATAAAACTCACGGAAACCAGAACCTGTCTCAATATCAGAGAATCTTTCTCCGTATTCACCTCTAGCAGAACCTTTGCGGAAGTATTTAGTACCTGAAGCTAGGTATGCATCATCAAGAGTTGCAGAACTATCATTATTTACAAGTTGAACTGTGTAAATAAAACCATCACCTGCAGGGAGAATATCATCTGCAGTAATGTAAAGTTCCAAGCCATTGTACTTATCATATGTGATTATATCACCATGACCAAATGCTCTTTTAGAAAGCTTGATTTGAAAAGTTTGCCCATCAATACCTTTGTTTGTATTGCCCGGTTCAATGTCACCAACAATAAAAGGTAAATCTTGTGCAATAGGAGTTTGCCATTTGTACTCACCTCTAGCGTTGTCTACAAAAATAGTATTCTTACCACCAAAAGAAGCCATCTGATACAAAGGCATTTCTACTTTTTGTGTCATAGCCCAAATGTCTACAGGACCCATATCCATAGGCTCTGAATTACCTAACATTTGTGTTAAGTGGTATGAATCTACATGTGAACTCGCTTTATAGTTAGTATCTCTCAGGAAAATTCCATTGTTTAATACTGGAGTTGCCATAATAAGTATTTAATTAATTAATAAATGTTAAAATCTTTTAAATATATTGTTCGATCTAGGGATCTTTCTTTTTCTTTGAACTTTAGCAGCTTCTTCTTCAGCCTTTTGTATACCAAGTGATGAACCAGTGTTATTACCTTGTTCTGTTTTTAATTTTCTTACGGTTTTAGCTACACTTTGTTGAGCACCTTTTTCCATAATTTTATTTTTATACCCACCTGGATCAGAAAGCAACCATAAAGCTTCTGCTATTAAAGTATAATTAGGTTCAACAAACTGATACTTTTCTAAAAGGTGTCCAAGCAAGTTTGTGTTTTTACCAGTTACAGAAGGAAATGATGGCGATACTAAACCATTGTATAACATTGATTGAGTCTTTCTATTTAGTTTAATATCTCCTAAATGCCCATTTTTCAATGTGTTATATACGTTACCCATATACTGTTTAGATGCCTCTTCTTGCTGTAGCCTTTTATGTTCTTGCTCCTGCAATTTTCTAGCCACAACTTTTTCTTGCATCTTATCTAACTTTGGCTTAAACTTAGTTGCTTGTTGTTCAAGCTTGCCAAGATCTTTCCATAATTCTATCTCTTCATCAATCTCATCTTCTGTACCGTATCCTGTAGCAGATAGATAATCTTTGATAATTATTTCTTGATCTCTTTCATTTTTAATGTCAAGGCTTCTTTTTTCCTCAACACTTGCTAATGTTTGAAACAAACCTTTCATGTCTGTTCCTCCTTCTGCAACGTATCTAGCAGCAATTTGCAATTCTTGCGGTAAGCTCTCAAAAAACTGTTTTGGTGTTTCTCTTCTAACTTTGTTTGCAACCTCTTGCATGTTTGCTTCAATAAGCTCTTCCCAGTCTTTTACTGAGTATTCTTCTAAGTTTTTATCATCATCAAAAGGTACAATCATTTCTTTTTCAATAAGCTTTTGAAAAACATAAGATGTATTTTTCTTACTGCTTTTTTTGAAAGTTTCCTGATTGTCTTCAACATCAATATTATCTAATACATCTTCTGTTTCCTGTTCAACCACCGGAGTTTCTGCAACTTCTTCTTGTGGCTCTTCTACTGTTTCTTCAACTGTTTTTTCAGGATCCGTGAAAGACATATCTACATCATCTTTCTTTTGAAAAATGTTTGGCTTTGATGGCTCCTCTTGGGGTAACGTTATACCTTCAGCAGAGGGTGCACCATTAAATAATTCATCAATGTCAATGTTAACTGTTTCTGATTTTGTTTCAATGTTTTTAACTTCTTCGCTCATTTTAATGTTGGTTTTATATATTTACAATGTTAATATACGCATTTATTGCAGATAGAAATCTGATAAGTTTATAATAAATTTTTAATTTTAGCAGTATATAGCTAGGATATTTTGATAATTTCCCATTACAACAAAATAGCTAAAATTGCTGTAGTCAAGCCTATTGCTACAACACCACCTCCTACAAGACTAAAAGTAAGAGACTTCTTTGTTTTTTTTATCTGCTGATTTTTATCTTTAATAAGTAGTTCATTAATTTTTACTACTGATTCACAATCATTATATTTTTCATTCAAAAGATCAATTGTCTTTTCGTTATTGCTTAAAATAAATGCTTGATCTTTTATAATATCTGCCTGTTTTTGCGTTAGTATTTTACAGGTGTCAATATAATCTAAATAGAATATCTGTGTTTTCTTTAACACATCAAAGCTATCTAACTTGTTTGCAATTTTAATTGCTACATCTCTTTCTAAGCATATTTTATCTTGACAAACGGCTGAGTATTGCAGAATCAGAACTATTATAATAATCAAAGTGTTTGTAATTTTCATTTAAACTGTCTATTTGGTTACTTATGTTTTTTAATGTGTTTCTGTAATTAGGTATTACTTCCTTTAGGGAATCTATCTTTGATAACAAATAATTATTAGACTTATCAATAGAGTCTATTTTAGAATTTATAAGCTTGATATTTTCAATATAGCTGCTTTTTATTCTTTCGTAATCTATAGTTGCTGGCTCAGGTTGTTTTCTTGTTACAACAACTATAAAAAAGACAAGAATTATACAGGACTGAGCTATTATGGCAATATCTGTTTTACTCATCTTTCTTCTTTTTTTCTGATTGCACATCATACTTGTTTTTATTAGTACGTGCAATTTCTAAGTTTTTATTTGCTATGTCTTTTTGTGTTTGAAGTCTTTCACGTTCAATCTGCATTTTTTGCTGGTTCATAGAGTTATCCATGGCATTTTGCTCTCTCTTCATATCCATTTGCTCTCTATACTTAGTTGTCTCCCTAATATCTTGCATTGCATCCATGTAGTCAGACTGTAAGTTTTGATTTATATCCTGCATTGCACCATAACCAGCAGCTCTAATTTCTGCAACAGTAATATCTTTTTGTCTTTCAAGTTGTTGCTGCTGCGCATCAAACTGCATTTTAAGTTGTTCTTCTTGCATCTTAGCTTGTATTTGCTGCTCCTGCATTTTTTGCTGTTGTTGCATTTCTTGTTGTCTCTGTGCTTGCATCTTAGCTTCTGCATCTTTAAGTATGTCTGTAACCTCTGCTATAGACTCTGCTTTGATAATATTTCCTAAATCATATATTGATGCCCCAGAAGTATTGTTTGTGATAGCAAGCTGCTTAAGCTGATCCAATATAGATCTATGATTTGTACGTGTTGTAGCAAATACATTAAAATCTCTAAGCATCAAGTCAGTACCATTTATGATAAAGTTTACATTCTCTGCTTCTGATGTTATATAAGAAAGTCTTACACTGGGATTAGTACTATGGTAATATTGAGATAAGTCTGTGCGCATCTGATGAACCCGTGGCATAAGGTTGTCTGAGTGCTGTGTGAAGTAAATCTCTGTTTGTGCATATGATTGATTCAATGCCTGTGTTACTCCTGTAGCTGTTTGTTGTCCTATAGGTGCTCCAAGTCTTTGTGGGTTTACACCAATAGCATCAAATGCTTGTTGCTTAAAGTAGTTGGCAAGTTGTATCCTAGACATTAATCTTTGAGATTGCTCCATGTTTAAGACCTGATAGTGATTAAAGTTTGTAGCATTCTCTGTGTTTGTTATAGATGTATCAAGCGGTAGCATTTGAAAGTCTTTCATAGCCACATATGCTTTTGCGTAATTGCCTTTACCCCAGTCTTCACCCATAGAATGTCTTGGTAAAGCATTTTGGTCAAACATAATAACAGTACCTAGCTCATCTACAAGTATATCTGCTATTTGGTTATTTACAAGATTGTATCCTACCTGGTAAGCTTTCATAAGATCTACTAAAGAAACAGACTTTGTATTCCTATCAGAAAATACTCTTCCCTCTACAGGAAGCTTACACCCATAAAGTGTCTTATTACCTTTAAATTGGAAAGGTACTCTACCTGGTTTCTTTCTATTAATACCTAAATAGATAGGATTAATGTTAGCACCCATATTAGATCTCCAGTTTGCAGGTAGGTTTGGACCAATCTTTACTCCACCCCATACTTCATTAATCCAAATCCAATCTATATGCTCTCCCTGAAGTAAATTTTCTTTAGTTTTGTTCTTAAATACAGATGTATCATAAATTGGCTTTTCTGTAATTTTATAGTTTTCATCAATAATTTCCTGAATAATTTCACCATCTTCTAATACCCTAGTAAGGTGTCCAACCTTTCTTTGTGTTTTCCAATAGCATGTAGCTACTCTCATTAGCTCTCCCTCACCCCAAAGTTTTATATCATCAGATTCATTAAGAATTGCTGAAACAATATCTCCACCCCTTGCAGGATCATTAGACCAATTACTTACAAACTTTCTATAAGCAAGACCGGGCATGTTAGTGTTCCACTCATGTGATCTACTTGCATCATAATATGCACCGTCATTCTGATATCCATTTACTTGGTATAATGCTGAACGTGCAGGATAAATCTTTTGTAAAGCTTCTAACTGATCTTCATTCATAAGATATCCGTATTTATCTACAACATCAGCAGCTGTCATAAGATCCAGCTTACCAACAAAGTTAGAATCAGATATGTATCTTACATCTGGAGATTTTTGATAAAATGTTAAAACAGGATTCCATAGTTCTACATCATAGTCATCCTCAAGCATTTTAAAATGCCAAAACTCTCTATCTGTTATAAGCATATCTCTAAATGCTCTTTCTTCAAGCTCTTGCATTTTAAACCTTTCTTCATCTACCTTCAGCTGATGTGATGCCCATTCTTCTACTAAAGATCTGTAGTCTTTAGAAAAGAAATCTTCTATCTCTGGTAGTGTTTTTAATGCTTCAGGATTTAGTTGCTGTTGTGCTTCTTCACTTTGGGGGTCCATCCCCATTTCTATCATTTTAAATATTAACTTCTTTTCAGCATCTGCTAAAAGGTTTTCTTCTATCATTGCTCTTTTCTGCTCTAACATTTCATTATATGATAAATCATCAACAGCTCTAAACTGAACTTTTGAAAATCTTTTAGAAAACTCACCTGACAATACATTTATAACATTAGGTATAATAGGATAAAACTTTAGCTCTAGCGCAGACTCATCCTCTTTTGTAAGTACATCTATAATATCTTTGTAATCATTGTCTTCTTCTACAATATAATCTGTCTTATCTATAATGCCTTTGGCTAATTTGTAATTCTTTAACAACCTTCTTGCATTTAACCTCAAAAACTCAAGACCTTGAAGTTCTAACCAATCCATATTCCATGCAGACCAATCATCATCTTTTTTCTTCCTTGGTAAAAATTGCAATGGTTGCGTTAAGCTAGAAGATGTAGGATATCCTTCACCTTTAGCTCCTTTCTTTATTTGTAATGCGTTAAATACTCTCATTATTTGAAATTTTTAAAAGCTGACCTCTTAAATTTTTTGCCATTTATTGATTTATTCCTTCCAATATTTTTAAAAGGTGAATATTTTAATTTATATAAATTTTTTGGATTTTTTGTAGTTTTTAGTTCACTTTCTTTTCTTTTTGCATACCCCCTATTTGACTGCTGCACTTTTGCAAAAGCTATTAATGAAGAAAAGGCTACAAGTCTATCCACGTTAACACCGGGTTGGTATGCAAGCATTTCTTTAAGCAACATCGGATCAGGTATTCTTTCAATACCTAAAGTACTGCTTATAACATTACCTTCTTTATCAAATTCTTGTTCTGTTTCTTCTCTAAGAAACTCTATAGCATAAGATATTAGGTGATTCTTAAATAGCGTACCTGTATTTTTCCAACCATACTCTTGAAATACACTTTTATTAGATCCCAAGTCTTTAAGAAATAGTATTTGGTTTTTGGGTACTAAATATCTTTGTTTTCTTTTAGAAATCATATGCTGTATAAATAAAGATATATTGTTCTCTACTACTGTCCAGGCATTATACCATTCTATAATAAGCTCCAATTGTTGATGTGTTTTATTTATATCATCATATCTACCACACCATGCTGCTACAATTTTATCTTTTTCTATAATGTGTTCTATACCATCTGGTGTTTCTCTAGCTATCTCTACCATGTTCTTATATACAAAGATACTACATAAAGAATCAGATGTTGTAGTTTTTCCTTCAGAAACAGGGTCAATACCCGCATAATACAAACCAAAATCCGGATTAGGCACTGGCCTTTCCCAAACTACTAAACAACCAGTTTTATCGTGAAGCTTCCTACTAACAGGAAATTTATTTATAGGTAGTTTATTAGACCTCTTAGCTTCAATACCTTCTTGTGTTCTTTCTAGTTCTATGTGTTCATAGCTGTATTCTTTATCTTCAATCTTTTTAAGCTGCTTATGTATAAGCCCTTGTGGAAATATACTTTCTTTTCTATACGCAAAAGCCTCTGCTATGTTTGTAGGTTTCTGTGATATTCTTAACTGATACTGCTCTGGATTGAGATTTTCCTTCCATTCTTTTCTTTCTGAATAAATTGCCTGTAAAGCCTCTTCTATTAATGAGTTTCCAAAAGAATCAATATATGGAGGCATAGACCATTGTTCAGGAATAAACAATCCAGCATATGCTTCTGTACCATCTGCATCTATAAGATTTGTTTTTACAGCACGTATACCATTGGCTTTAGGATTAAGTATCATTTCCTTTAAAGGCTTACATTGTTCAAGATCACCAACAGATCCCGCTGCTATAAACATACCTGTTGTTTCCATTCCTGATAACATTGCAGGTCTTAAATATTCATAGGTATCCATCATTTTAGGAGCAATTCCTGCCTCCTCATGAAAGAAATAAGTTGTAGGACCACCTACACCTGTTGTAGCATTTTTTTCAAATGAAGCCCCTTGAATTTTTGACTTCAAACCTTTTCTTAGCTTTCTATTGCCTATGCGTACTTCTATCTGCTGTTGCCACAACAAAACTTTTTCTGGATTGCTAGGTCTATACCAAGCGGTATGTTCATTAAGAAAGTCTCTATACTCCTCTAAAAACTTCCAAGATCCCTTGTCATTGATATAATCTTTAAGACTAGCACCAATTTTACATACAGAACCTTCTTCAAACCAATATTGGTTTAATAGTTTTGCCATGTGAAAATAGGATGATGCTATTTGACGTTTTTTTAATATTGCTGAATGCTCATTGTGTAACTCTGCAAGTATTTCATATAATGCCATATGATATTGTGCATCTCTAACTTTTGCAAAGCCATATTTTTTCTCCTCTTTATCATAGATAGGAAGAAAGTTTAACCACATATAGTAGTCTCTTGTAAGATACCAGGTTTCACTACCTACAAATATTACCCCATTCCGGCATTTGTTTTTTTGATCTTCCCAGTACTTAATAAAGTCTTTAGACCTGAAAGGACTTTTGCAGTAAAAACCAAGCTCATTAAAACTTCTTGCTTGCTCATTAAACATGTAAGATGTTTTATCAAAATTGTATAAGCCTGGCTCTTTAAACAATCCTAAAATAAAAAAGGCAAACTCTGACTTATCTCTAAATTCAGTAGTTTGCCAATTTCCATTACTGTATGTTGGTATACTAATCATCTTCTACAATTGCATGTATGTCTTTTTCATCAATAAGAAAGTGGTTTTCCCCTTTATGTTCCATTTCAATGGTTTGTATATGCTTTGCATATTTAATGAGATTGCCTATTTCTACATTTTCTACTTTTTTTCCTACAGCTACTACATATGCTAGATATTCTTTTGTAGCTGCAGTTTCTGGCATAAGAATGCTTGTACCTTTAAAAAATTTTGGTGCTTCTTTTTCTTTCAGCAGCACCTTACTGCCTAATGGTTTGATTTTCATTGTTGTTGGTTTTATAATTGATCATATGCTAAACCCTGACCTCCACGGACAGAACTTTGTTGTTCTTGTTTCATATCATTGAATGCACCTTTATAGGAATTTCTAATGCTTTCAAACTTAGCCGCTGCATTAACCATAGAATTTATATTTCCATCCCTTCCATGCTCAATAGCTGTTACTTCCATGTATCTTGCCAATCTATCTAACATTGATTTGATACCTCTATATGCTCTGTATGTTGGTGTCTCATATAATTTCTGACATTTTATTAAGCCCATTTGTATAAGCTCATCTTCAGAAGACTCCTCCATCTGTATCTCTTCAACAATCATATCTTCCTTTTCATGCTCCGGAAGATTAAAGAAAGGGTTAAGATCAGGATTTGGACATGTCATATAGAATAAATACTGATAAACATTAAGATATGTTTCAGGAAATGCTTCCATTATATCTTTTAAAAACTTTAAAGTATAGCAATGTTCCGTAGGAACTACCTTGTCATTCTGTATATCAAATAACTTTATTAGCATCTTTCTTGTCTTTTAGCCACATAATAAGGCTTATCACCTCATCTTTTAAATATGGAAGGTTATACATTTTGATTTTCTTAATTATTGGTTCTCCGTTCTCGTATTTAGTCTTTGGGTATCCATATTCATCTTCCCCCTCACTCTCAAACTGTACATGCTGTATTTTTAAAGAACCCACTTTTAACTTAGGATTGTGCTTCTTTATTATGTAAGCATATATGCTCATCTGTAAATTATAATGGTTTAAATTACAATCATCTAAATGGTTTACAGGAATGTGCATTTTTTTACTTATACCCTCCCAGTTTACAAAGCTCTTTTCTTTGATCTCCTTATTAGTCTTGTAATCTGTAATATTTATCTTGCCATTTACTACCTCTACTAAATCTGCCTGACCACACAATCCTGCTGACTTCAAATATACAAAATGTTCAGGATATACCCCATCAGATATCTTCTGAGTAGGAGCATGTTTAACACCTTCTTCTATAATAGGCTTTACAATAGGTAGCTCTACACCTTCTCTCTCTATAGTACTAAAGTCTAAAAGATCTGCCTCTCTTTGATTGTGATACCAGTTACCCAAATCTATAGCTCTTTGCGTTTCCCCTTCCCATATGTTCATTATAACCTGTGGCTGTAAACCATACCACTTAGACTTCTTGTTTGTAGAACACTTCTTTGCTACACCTTTCTTATCAAAACCATCTTTGAACATTGATATAAATGATGTAACACTTGTCCAAACTATACCGTCTGAACTTTCATACTTATGACCCTTTTCTATAAATGTTAATCCCATTACTTCTTAAATGTTAGGTTATTCATTAACTTTTCTTCTGTATCCTCATCCATTAAGGCTTTCCATTTTCCTAAAGGGCAATCTGATGATAAAGCTCTAGTCTTTAGAGATAGGCTACACCCACACTCTCCGCAACAAGGTTGTGTTCCTGGAGCCATGCACTTAGAACCTTTGGTATCTAGGCTAGGGCATTCCTTACATATTGACCACCTCTTTGCTGCTTCAGCTTCCACATGCTCCTTCTTAAATACCCTGTTCTTTATACCTTCAAGAATTTGCTTCCTGCTCTTAAAAGCTCCCAAATATTTATTCCATGCCATATCTTTTATTTTTAAACTCTTTCTTTTTATCTATCCTTTTATTTACCCTTTCTAACGCATCTTCATAAAGCTTAATCTTTTCAGATACTGTTATACTCTTTTCATAACCATTGTATGTAGTCTTTTTTAGATTGCCAAGTATGTCTTTTTGTTTTTTTAAATTATATAACAACTTGTTCCTACGTATAAAAAAAGTACCCAAGTCATTTAAGTATAATCCCAAATGTTCAATATCTGACAAGCTCTCACGCACCCTATCATAGTAAAATCCTATAAATGCATTTACAACATCTTCAGAAACCCCAAGCTCTTCAGCTATCCCATCCTTATATGTTATTGCTTTTTTTGGATTCATGTTCCAAGAACTTTTATATCTAAAAATATTGCATTATGTGTTTCTACTTCAATATCTTCAGATATCCATACCCGTTTCTTCCGGCTGTCTCCATCTTTAACTATCAAACCCTTCTTCTCAATTTTTGTTATGGCATTTCTTGCAGATTGCTTAGTCCTGTATATACACTTAACAGATAGTTGCTGACACAGCTCATTTATCTCTATGCCATTGTTCTTTGACAAGTCTGTAAGTAACTCCAACTCTGTACGGCTCACCTTAATGTTATTGAAAAAACAATAGGTCAATATCTGATACATAATCACCTTATCCCTATTTGATCTCACCTTTTTATCTACCTTTCTAACTATCATTTTATATAATCTATTATGCTACTAAATATCCATTTTGCTATTTGCTCTCTTCCAGGTCTTGTCATCAAGTACTTCTTGCACTCCTGCTCAGTATCCATGAAAAAACACTCCACCAAAACTGCTGGCATCTTAGTATGCTTGACAACATAAAAATCCCTTTTCTTAATACCCCTCCATCTCTCTCCGTAAAAATGTGGTGCATATTGTGACTGTAAACACTC